TATATATAATGGTAAAGTTTTCAATGAAAGGTTCTGGCAATATCTCTGGTAGTGGTAAAAGAAGTAATAAGAAGAAAACTTCGCAGGCAAAATCGTCAAGCAGGTCTGGTCTTAATAAGAAAGAAGTCAAACAGACTAAACAGATTGTTAAGAAGACTGTTAACGCGATGGCGGAAAGCAAATATTTTGAATGTCAAGGAGTAATTAATGGTAAATCATTACTCCGTGCCCGTACCAATGTTAAAGCTATTGGTGTATTGGGTTTTGCTACATTAGAAGATAAAAACTCAGCTGGCACTAGGTTGCCTTATGGGAAGGATGACCAGAATGCATACCAATATTTAGATGAATTAAATATGAATAGAGCTTCGGACGGTTCAAATCAACAGACTAATGATTTTAGGAAGGCGCAAGCCGTTGAGGGAAACTACGTTACTCCATCCTTCGCCCAAAGCTCGTTTATTCTCGCAAGGGATTATGTATCGACATTAGGGATGGCTGCAAATGATTATAGCACTTTGGCAGCAGCTCCGTACTATGTTCGAATACTCCGTCTCCAACCAAGAGCATCAAAATTTAGCACCGAGGATGTCAACCCTATGTCTGACGCATTCGTGGATGATGTTGGACAGAAGACCGGAATAGATGATAATGATTTCGGCCCCATACAATTAATGACTTATAAGTCGAATAGTCGTAAATATAAAGTGATTAGTGATAAATCCTTTACTATGGTTCCGCCTTTTACAGTAAGTAATCAGTCTACTGGTTTAACTGCTGCAGGAACAGACCCAGCAAATGCGAGCATTTCAAATCTTACTGCCAACGGATGTTTTAAAACAATGACTATGCGTCATGACATCGGCAATAAGTTATATTTTCCTTCCGGATCGGAAGGTCGTCATAACAGTGCGACCGGACAGAAAAATGAGTTTATATTATTTCATACTTGCCAAGTAGGTGTTAATAGTGCTGCTAGTCAGACTGGTAATGATGCTACTAAACTTTTAGTTTCCGGCAAATTTGTATCTACCTTTAAAGATATTTAAGCTTGCTTAACCACGAATATCGAGCGTAGCTTGGAGCTTTAGCGACCCAATATTCGTTTTTTCAGTGGCACACTTGCACCCTGATAAGGGTGCCACTGATAAAAATCTAATATTTAGTCCATTTCGGCTTAAATATTAGCTTAATATATATGTTATATTTCTTTTACATTGTATTTTGTAGGGTGGAAATGCATATTGTGTCTATCAGGTGGTTCATTACCAATGATTAGTAAATGTGGAGCATCGCGTATTTCCATTTTATTATTATCACAACCAAAGGCTGTGGAAAATAACCCGTCTTTTATTTGTTCTATAGCACGGTATGAAACCATGCTGTCGCCATAGGATAATAAAATTATATAAATAGGTGCTTCTTGATTTTGTACTTGTGCTAAAATATGTTTGTGTTGTCCTCCTATCACTACAGCACCGTAATGGACACATAGCCAACGAGCGAACTGTGTCTTGCCAATATTTACTGCGCCATATCGCCAGTATATTGTCCGACAGTTCCATTCACAAGGCTTTCTAAAAATTTCTACTAATTCTGCTTGCCATGGATAGAAATTTTCTTGTTTAATGGTTGTCGGAGTTTTAGGAAGTCCTTTAGACCAAAAAATATCTTCGTCTTTTGTAATATACGAAATGTTTTGTTTTTTTGTACCTTTGGCTTTCTCCCAATGAATTCGATTAACGAGTTGGAGACTTTTAGGTCGTAATTTACTTTTGAATTCTAAATATCCTTGTAAGTGCGGAGTTCCACTCTCGCCGACTTCTTTTGAAAAAAGTCCTAAAGAACATTGTTCGTAGAATACTGGAACTATGGAACTGATTTCATCGTCAGTATAATTGTTTAAAGTAAAACACCACCTTTTAGCAGGTGATATTTGTTTTATTTTTTTTGAAGAGGGGTGTTTAGTATTACCAACACCCCTAGAACTATTGGAACTATCTGGAACTTTCATTATACAGTGTTCCAACATTTTATTTATTTAGAAATAAACCCATTATAAATATTGACTACGGCCGGCAGCGCAGCGAAGCGAGCAGGGGATGGGCCGCCGCCTGTAAGGTGGGAAGAGCGCAGCGATGGGCGGAATTAGTCAAATTCGATAACAAAATAGATTTTAAATTAAAATATTTATCTATATATATAATGGTAAAGTTTTCAATGAAAGGTTCTGGCAATATCTCTGGTAGTGGTAAAAGAAGTAATAAGAAGAAAACTTCGCAGGCAAAATCGTCAAGCAGGTCTGGTCTTAATAAGAAAGAAGT